AGAAAGCTTAATGAGAATGAATCTCATTATCAATGTGACAATTATCAAAGTGTCCATTCTTATTGCTATTGAGAATCAATCTCATCTGTCTCAAGATTTCCAAAGCTTTCGGAAATCGTGATAGTATTCCAAGCGCCCAATAGATTTAGTATGCTTTAAACTAGAAGAGACATTAAAGGTCAAATGACACAATCCACACTAACAGCAAGGGATAGATTCTACGCACCACTCAGGAAGATGGCTAGTGATTACCTACCACTACTACTAGGTCGTATGAGAATACTAGAAGAGAGAGCAGAGATAGCTATGGAGTTCCTAGATCACGAGGGGGATGAAGAACACGAAGTGCTTTGGGGCCTTGAGGGGGCTGAAAGGATTGCGGCAGTAGCAGAAGCTCAGTCAGACTTACATAAATCAGTGCTGGAAGCAGGAACATGCCAACAATTAGTACACGCATTTGGGGATTTATTACAAGAAGATTATAGAAAGATTAGAGATAACGGATGTTATTATATAGGACCAGACGGTAATAGACACTCCTTATACGATGTTCAGCGCCCAGATAAGCATAACAAAGGAGGAGAAGAGGGAGTCACAAGTGGATAGTTTACTTAGCGAACTTAGACAGATAGACCGCATAGCAAAGCAGAATAACTGGACAAAAGAGGAAGAAGAAAATGCCAAATCTAAGCTCATTAACGATTGGAAGGATAGTGAGCATGAACGTCATCATCATATGCATTTAAAAAAGCCCTCATAAAGAGAGCTTTTGTTTGGTTAGTTAGCGTCTGTAGTAAGGAACGCCACGGTAAGTTAGTTTTACCATGAGTAGACTCCAGTATCACAGCCCCGTTTCATGCTGTGACTACATGCGCCTCCGCTAAGAGGTAAACGGATGTAGGAATACTACCAAATGTTGGGGATCAATTGACCAGTGACTATGTAGCTTCCTAAAGCGGCCACTACACCAATCATAGCAAGACGACCATTCAATAGTTCAGCATCTTCATTAAGAGAATTAGCTTCTATTGTTCTTACTTGTGGTTCCTTTTGGATAACTTGAGTGTCATTCATGGTTAGAACTTGTACTTAGCACCGATCTTTGTACCGTAGTTATTGTCTGTAGCTTCAGCAGTTAGGAGAGATACCTCACCATATACATCAAGCTTCTCTGTGGCTGCTACAGAGGCTCCTAGCTTGCCACTGAATTGAGTATCAGACTCACCAGCGTCAGGGTTAACAAAGGCTGGTCCACCTTGTATGTAATAGTCAAGAGATCCTGCAGAATTTTCGTATCCCAAATGGACATCGGTTGTCCTAGTTGTAAAGTTAGAGCCTGTGTACGATGCATTAGATTCTACGTTTGTATAAAGACCACCAGCAAGGGCAGGAGCTGTAGCCATTAGAGGTAATGCAGCTAGAGCGATTGCAAACTTCATAAATTTTAATAAAAGTATATGCATATTATAGGTGATAGTACTTAGCTAGTTATACGGTTGTTACTTAAAGAACAAATCAACAAACTTAATTTTAAGTGTAATTAAGAGTACTCATGAGATGTAGTTTATATATGACACCATTTCAAGTGTCACATTAAAGGTTGCCTAGAGGTTGTTCTTACTCTTACGTTCTGTATGTCCTTTACAAATTAATTCAAATGCAAATTTGTGGAACTTTCGTAGGCTTTGTACCTCATCACTCAAAGCCACCAACATATCAAGGTCAACCTAGTGACTATAGGTTAAAGATTAAGGTGGAGTCTGATGTAGACAGTTTATTAGAAGACTTAACTGAAGCTTATGAGAAATCTTGTGACTGGTATAGAACGCATGGAGGTAATGGTAAGTCCTTCTTTGATGCTCCTTTCTCTACTGAGGAAGATGGTTCAGTAATCGTTAGATTATGTGCCAAACCAAAGTATAAGGAGTTCCCATTCCCTATAGTTGATGGTGATTTAGAACCTATCTCAGAGGATATTATTCTTAGAGAAGGTACTGCGGTCATATGTCAAGTAAAGCCTAAGTTTATTTCTCCTAAAGCAACTAAAGGTGGGATGAGACTATGTCCACAAGGTATGCAAGTTGTTGAAGCTGTAACTGCAGAGGGTAGAGACAGCGGTGATTTTGACGTAACCACTGCGTTTAAAAAGCATAAAGGTTTTAAGCAAAATAAACCTAATGTTACAGAACCTGCTACTGTAACTGACGAAGACGAAGACTTCTAACGCTTATGACCTCCCGAAGATTCCACAAGTACGGAAGACGTACAAGAGATGGGTTTCGTTCGGGGTTTGAGTCAGAGGTAGCTAAGAGTCTCACTGCTGATGGGATTGCTTACGAATACGAGAAACACAAGTATGACGTAGTAATCCCTAGACGCTACACACCAGACATCGTGTTAGCTAACGGCATAGTCGTAGAGATTAAGGGTTACTTTGACGCAGAAGACAGAAGACTTATCAAAGTCTTTAAGGAACAACACCCTGATGTAGATATCAGGATGTGTTTCCAGAATCCACACCAAAAGCTAAGTCGTACAGCAAAGATGACTTATGCCCAGTGGTGTGATAAGTACAACATTCCTTGGTGCAAAGGGCCACACTTGCCTAGACGCTGGACTGCGCTATAGTTCAGTTGGTAAAGGATACCTGAAAGCCTCCAAGGATTGATCCCCACCTTGGAGGTTTTTTAAATGCGAGTTTTAATCGGATGTGAACATTCTGGTGTTATCAGAGATAAGTTCATAGCAGCAGGACATGATGCTTGGAGTTGTGATCTACTCCCTACTGAAGTAGAA